ATATGCTGGGTTACGAACATCCGCATTCTCTTCATCGTGAATATACAACTGAATCAATGCATAGTGCAAGATCTTCATCAGATCTTTTCTAGCATCATGAACACTACCCTTGTTGCCATATCGTTTGGCGTACTTGATTACATTACCCAAGCAAAAACCAGTACCATGCCCACTGTCAATAATAACATCCGTGGCTTGATACTTGTCGGTTGCGTAGTGTTGGTCGTATGTTTTATCAACATATTCCTGCAACTCCTTGATAAGTTTATCTTCGTAGAATTTATAATTAACCTTTGTTGTCATTAGTGCCACCTATAAAATTTATGTTGTCCAATTTGGCCCACATACTGCATACCTCTGTCATTAATCCAATTGGGTTTGACATATGTTGCATGATAGTGTGTAGACCCCTCTGTTATACCACGAAATGCTTGATTTGTCAACATCATTTCAGCAATTATTTTTGCATCTTCCCAAGCATCATAGTCTAAAGGTTCGTCAGATACTCCGTCGCAATACCAAGAAAATTGACACATACCTATGATTGGGACAATATTACCTTTCCAGTTCACTCTGGTCTTTGATTGTTCTGTCACTGAACATATATCATTTGGATACCGTGAAGAGTCTACGCGATTTAAAACCACATCAGCAACAGATACTCTACCAGCAAAATTATCACTGCGCGATTCGTGATATATATTAAGACTAAGGCACTGTAGTTCATTTTCGTCAATTGAAACATCTTCTAGACTTGGTATGTCAATTTCGTTCTGTAACTCTGGATGGTCGACAATAACCGGGCTGATATCAATTTCAGGCGGGTGTTCGTCAACATTCAGAATTAATGTGAAACCTAAAAATGCAATACTTGAGATTAATAGAATTAAAAATGCACCAAGTAATGCCGTTCTTTTTTCACTTTCCATCAGACCAAGCCTCAGAAGAAAATCTAGTAACACCATCGACACATACAAATTTAATTTCACATCGATGTGCATCAAAGAATAAATCTTTTGCACCGAATGCAGTTTTAATTATTGTCCACGAAGTTATTGACCCCCTTTTAAAGCCAACATTCATCCCCCAAGAGAAAGTTGCAACCATGCACGCTAATGTAACTAATGTTTGATAAATCGGTTCCATAATAATATCCTATTTAAAAGTACAGTCAGCCATCACTTCCGTTAAGAATGACACAATGTTAATTTCTTGATCAGCTACAAATGAAGATTGATATTGATATCTCGCAAGATGAATAACCATTTGTGGTATAGATGATGCTTCTAGGGTTTTTTCCATAGAGTCAAACAACTTTCGAAACAATACGACGGGGTCGTCATCTAGATTTTCAGCAACCCATTTCCGCATAGATGTGAAGTTCTTTTCTCGCAAACAATCAATAAGGATATCGATGTTTGAACTATTAATGTTAGAAAGAATTCCAGAATCTATTTTACCATTAGCCGAATATCTTTGGAGTTCATTTAAGACCCTCCTCCAATCAGGATAATGTTTATGAATAACGGCAGCCAAGACCTGTTGATCAGCTTCAACATTCTCTAACGATAATATCTCACGAACTCGTTTAAAAAACTCTTTGCCAAGTTGGAGTTTGTTGTTTGCAGTCATTTTAAACTCAACAACAGAACACCGGCTATGCAACGGTTCAATAATTCGGTTCGGGAAATTACATGTGAGGATGAACCCACAATTAGCAGAGAACTCCTCTATGAAATTCCGCAGCGCAGGTTGGGTAGACTGGGGATTGAGATAGTCAGCTTCATCAAGTATGACATATTTTCGACCCCCACGCAAAGACGACGTGGACGCAAACGTCATAATCTCATTTCTGAGAGTATCAATATTTCTGTCCATCGACCCGTTAATCACCAGATACGAACAACCAAGTTCTTCCAGTAAAGCCCTTGCAACCGTAGTCTTACCCACCCCTGCGCGTCCGGAGAGAATCATATTGGGAAGTCTCCCGCTTTTAACAAACTGTTGGAAAGTATCCTTCAGTTCAGCGGGAAGAATCGTATCCTCAATAGTTTTGGGTCTATATTTTTCGACCCACAAAGTATCCTCAAGCATTCAATAACTCCATAATATAAACAAAGTACATTGTACCACACAAACCGACTCATGTCAAGTTAGGTGACAATTGTTTCGTACAATGTTTCCAAATCATCAGATTCCTGTTGGAATAATGCAAATTCTTGTTGATGGTAAATCTTAGCCATCTTTCGCATATATTTCTTGGGAATTTCTTGATCCTCTTCAACTTTAGCTAAGATATCTTTAATCAAATCTCTTTCCGCACCAATTCTGGTTAAAGAATTTGATATTTCATCGAGTGCGTTTTTGATAGATTTTCGATCTTCAGGTGAAGATGGAATGATAATGTTAGTTGTTGACATAATATAATTACTCCGAGTATGTAGAACCAGATTCAGTTGCAATCCAATATTGGATTGTTTTGTCGTCATTACTAAACTGAGCAATACCCTCAGTGGTAATTGACACATTATAACTATCAGAAATGATTTTTAAATTTTCATAATTAAAAATACTTTCAAATTCTGATGTGGTTTCGCCAACATCAATCCAGAAAACATCCGAATCTCCATTGCGTATATCAGTTGCAGCAATAGAAATATTAGTTCTATCACCACGAACCACAATGTTTGGCATCCCCAACACACCACCAAGTTTCATAACTTGAGCTAAAGCATCAGATGTTAGTCTGAAATTAATTTGTGCACCATCCACCGACAAACCTTGGTCTGGGGGAGATACAACCATAACTTCATCAGAACACCGATAAATAGCTTTGGATGTACTGTCATTAATTTCTAATGATTTTGTGTCTACGTTTATTACAATATCAGGATCTTTCATAAAAGAAAGGACTGATAACAACCGATTCAAATCATAAATGACGAATGTTTCATCAAAGATGTTATCTACGATAGCTTCTGCAAGAATGTTTTGACCTTTCGCCATAGTCCTAACAACGTTACCCTTTCGGAAAACCATGCCAGGATTAATCGTAGAAAAGTTTTTTAACACAGATACAGTATTTTCACTTAACTTCATAATCACCTCATAATAATAAAAAAAACAGGCGGCATTGCGCCGCCTAAGTTTTAGACTGCGGAAGCAGTTTCAGCGGGAGTTGGTTCAACCGTTTCTGCAGAAGCTTCTTCTTCAGAAGCACGAACAGAAAGAACAACCTGATTAGAGAACGCATCTTTTGCAACGGTCAGTTGATCAAGTTGGAATTGCAAGTTCTGCATCTTTGACTGGATGTCTTGAACTTGTGCTACAAGATACTTCTGTTGATCATTGAGATCATCTTCAGCATACTCTTTGTCGTCAATAGTAATCATAATTACTCCTTTTTTTCGTTAATTAACAAATAGAACTTGATTTCTATTTATACGTATAATATCACTATTAGGTATAAATGTCAAGCTTATTGACCAACTATTTTGGAAAAATTGTTCATCTTTTCAAACTTCAACACATTATGAAACTTGTCCTGCAGGATGTCACCTTTATGGCTAATTACAAAAAGATTGGTTGCTTCTAACATATTAAGCAACTTCATCAGGTCCTCGGTTCCATTATTGTCTAAAGAAGAATCAAACACTTCATCCAAAATGAGTAGGTTTGTGCTGGCAGAATTTTTAAGCTTGGCTATGGTTCTCCAAGTTAACATTAGTGCCATATCTATTCTTTGCTTTTCTCCCTCAGAAAAAGAAGAATAAGAAAAATCATCTCTGTGTCGAGATTTGATAGTTTCCTTAAAGGACTCATCGAGGTTGAAATTGACAAAAAAATCCATTGACGCCAAATATTTGTTCACCAGTTTGTTTATGATGGGAATATATTGACGAATAATTTTTGTTTTAATACCATTATCTTTTAATAGGATGGTGGCGATATCTTGATACTCTCGTTCTTCTATTAGAGATTTAATCTCATTCTCCACCCCACACAATTCAATGTTGTATTGTTTTAATTTTTCGGTCTGTTCTTTTACATTGTCTTTATTGGAAGTTGTTCTGTCTATCTCATCCTGCATAGACTTAATGTATTTTTCTGAAGCTGTGTTTTCATTTCTTTTACTGTCTATAACTTTAGTTATGGACTGAAACTTTTTAGCATATTCGTTGATTTGTTGCAACACCTCATTGGTAGACGCAGCTTTCATTTTTAACTCTTGTACAGCCTCAACCAACTCAGACTTTTTATTGTTGCGACTAATAACAATGTCAGATTTAAATTCGTCGTCGATGTTTTGTTTGCAAGTAGGACAACTGTCGTTCTCAGAATAAAACTTTATGTCGTCATCAACCTTTTTAATTGTTCGATGTAAATTGTTTGACAGTGTGTCGAGTTTCTTAAGTTTGTCATTGACAGCAGAAGCCTTCTCTATCTTCGAAGAGAATGATTGGGATTTTTCCATAAGGCAATGTATCTCAGTTTCTCGATCTTTAATTAGATTCTGTTCATCACTAACTTGTGAAGATAACATCTCAAGTTTCTCTTTATTGTCACGATTTATATTTTGAATATATTGCTCGTGGACATCAATTTTTTCTTGGATAGCATCTAGTTGATATTTGTTGTGTGTCAACTCACTCTTTAATTTTTGATTTCTTTCCTTAAGAATCTGGTTCATATTTGAAAAGATTTTGATGTCTAACAGGTCTTCAATAATTGATCTACGATCAGCTGCTGACAACTGCATGAATGGTGTAAAAGATGCACTACCAAGAATGACAATTTGCGTAAATGATTTATAGTTCATCTTCAATACAGACTTCTCAAACGTGTCTTGATAGTCTCTAACTGATGCGTCTTGATTCAATAACTTATCATCGCAATATATTTCAAATACATTTGGTTTGATACCACGAACAACCCTATATAATTTGTTTCCTGTAGTAAAATTTACCTCAACCATTGCATGTTTTTGATTTAGACTATTCAACAATTGGGGTTTTGTAATATTACGAAAAGGTTTGCCGAACAACCCAAAACAAATCGCATCCAACATAGTAGATTTCCCAGAACCATTAGCTCCAAGAATCAAAGTTGTGGTTTCCTTATCCAAATTAATTTCTGTGAAATAATTTCCCGACGATAAGAAATTTTTATATTTGATGCTTCTAAAAACAATCACTCAAATGGTCTCCTGTGCCAAGGCTTCTACATACAGTTCGTGCATAAGATTTTTTAATTTGTTTGAATCAACATCAACACCTTGTTGATCGATGTAGTTTGACAATATTGTCAAGGTATCCTCAGCTTGATCAATCAATTCCGAGTCTATATTTTCGAACGAATCGTCCCCATAATCTTCTATTACAGCCAGGTGCGCTGGATTAACTTTGTATAGTTCATCCAACATCTTGTCAAAAAGATATGGGTTTTGTTTGTTCAGGACTACTATTTTAACATAAGTTTCTGAAAATTGCAAGTAATCTATTTCCATTGGTCCATCAATGTCGTCGTACATTATTTTGTGGAACATAGAATTTTTGTTTTGTATGAACTCTATATCTTGTGTCGCAGTATCAAAAATAAAAAACCCTTTGGGATCTTTATGGTCACTCCAAAACAATTCGTATGGCGTTCCAAGATACCTGATATTACCGACCTCAGATTGTGTGTGATAGTGGCCACTAAAAACTGCATCATACTTATCTAAGAAATCACTGTCCATACCATCGAAAGATTGGACACCCTTCATCAGTTGGAATCCAGCTAACTCAAAGTGACCGATACAATATGAGGACAGACTTTTGTTTACAAATTTTAAAATTTCTTCTTGGTTATTTTTACATATCCACGGAATCATATCAAATGTAGCTCCGTCGAGAAACAACTGGCCTGGGTTTTGCCACAGGGTTATATTATCATAATCTTTTAACAACAAATCTGGAGAGTTAACTTCTAAACTATTTTTCCAAAAAATATCGTGGTTACCAATCAATGCATGGAGGTGGATGCCCTCATCCTTTAACCGATCAAAGAAATACCTTCGACTTTCAGACAGAGAAACGAAATTAATATATTTTCTCCGATCAAACAAATCACCAAGCTGAATCACAGTTTTGATGTTATGTTCTTTCAAATATGGGAAAAAAATTTCTGTGTAGAACTTGTCTAGATATCTATGGAAAGTCATAGAGTCGTTTCTGATACCAAAATGCGTATCACCTAAAAGACATACTTTCATAATATTCCTTTAAAAATTTATACTTTGCGATATCATATCACAAAATTGATCATTTGTCAAGTTTTTCTAAAATAGAATTTGTGTCTTTCTTTTTCTTGGTAGGCGCATTTTTCTTTGCAGATTCCGATTTTCTTTTTTTGGTAGCTTCGAAACTTTGAATAAAGTCTTGTATGAACTCTTCACTGTAAGCATCGTGCATCATGCCGTTCAATTGGTGGCTGACATGCTCCTCACCTAAGTTTTGAATCAAAGTGTTAATAACTTCATTTTCCATAGTTTTATATTTAATATACAAGTGTTTTTTTTCTTTCTGAATTCGTCTCAAAAATGCATAATAGATGATTTGTGTAAAATATGAAAATGGGTTGCTAGACTTCTCTGGATTGAAATTGTCGATATACAACAAACAGTTTTCCACCCCATCTGATATCATATCATCTTTAAATGTATAGTTCGAAAAATTGGGTTTGCGAGAAAGATGTGTCGCAATCTTGAACAGACAAGATCCAATGTACTCGGGCACACGAGGCCTCGGCTTATTTTCCGCTTTTGCTTTTATAACACTATTGCGGTACTCTGTGATCTTAGCTAAAAACTCTTTATTGTCGACATAATGTTTTAGAGGTTTTTGTTTGGTTTTTTCTTTCATATCAGTCTCACTTAAAAATAATTAAAATTAACTTGCCATTTGCTTGCCACTATAGTAGAATGACTGTGTAGCCTATCATAAGGTCAATACTAATGTATTTCATCGTCATCAGATTTCCCTTTTGTCAAGAAATCAAAATCTTCCTTTAAAGTTTGTCTATTAACATTTTGATTTTGTTTCGGTTGGAAATCATCTGTAGATAGGTAGTCATCAATCACTTGAAGGTATGACGATTCCATGTTGTCCGTTGGATCTGAAACAGAAATAATTCCAGTTTTATATATTCGAAAGGGTTCATTAGATTTTGATGAGAAATCCCATCGAACAACTTGCAAGTTCATAGTTGTAGACTCACGATCTGGATAATCATTATACACAGCTAAAGGATTTAACACCTCAATATAAGATACCGTTTCATTGACAACTTCTGCGACTATAGTGTCTCTGCTCACAAGTTTAAATATTTTACAAATTGTTGTCATAGTTAATCCTTTAAATTAATAGTGTAGATTTTATATTTAAATTTTTCTTCATTATACATTTTCATTCTTTCTATAAAATGAGTCAATGTGTAATTCTGTTTTTTGCCGTGAGTTAAGTCATCAGCTATATCATATAATGTCGCATATTCTTTATTGTCACCCAGTCTCAATCCACGACCAATCGATTGTAGAGTTCTAATCTTACTTTTACTTGGCGATGCAAATATGACATTATGTAAGTTCTTTATATTTATGCCTGTAGAAAATGTCCCAAACGAAGCAACAATAATTGAATTGTTTTGCGTTTCTACCATCGATCGAATATCTTCTCGTTCATCAGCTTTAGTCTCACCAGATACATAGAAAACTTCACGGTCAGCATCCACTATGTCTCGTATGTTATTATACAATATTTTACCGTGTTTGTCAACGTATTGGAACAATAACAAGGTGTTCCCATCCAATGACACAGCTAAGTTTGTAATAAATTTGTTTCTGGACGGACTCTTAACAAGATAGTCCATTTCTTCCTGATATTTTAATTTGGATATTTCTTTGCACCGTTCTTTATTGTGTTTTAAAATCAAAGCTTTGATTCGGAATTCTGACAATTGGCCATCATCCATCAAAGTTTTAGTTGTCGTGACTTTCTTTACGGGACCAAATAAACCTTCCAACACAAGCTTGTGTGTTTGAGTACCATCAAGTGTCCCAGTAAATCCAAATCTGTAACCACAGTTTTCCATATTAGTTAAAATTGTGGTCAGTGATTTTGCTTTGAATTGGTGCGCTTCATCACCTATCACAACATCGAACTGGTCAAACCATTCTTTGGGTTGTTTGAAAATTGATTGCCATGTAGATATGAATATGTTATGTGAATGATCTTTTGATTGTCCTGCCATTATTTGGTGAATGTTATTTTCACTATCAAACCCATAATCAGCAAAATCTTTGTATAATTGACTTACCAAAGATGTTGTAGGAACGATGATCAAAGTTTTTCCTGCAAGATATCTAACTAACAAATAGATGATAAACGATTTACCAGAAGCTGTGGGTGATAGTAACATTGATCGACGTTTTCTGACAGCGTGAGCGAATGCTTTTAATTGGTATTCTCTGGGTTCCATTGTAAGGTTCAGTGAGTCTGCAAAACTTTTAGCTTCAGCAATAGAGAATTCTTCATCAGGTTCTATAGAGTCGTCTAGTGTAAATATGTAACCACGATCATCACAAAATTCTTTCAGATAATTGATAAGTCCATAATACAAAGTTCTGCTGTTAGTATTAAACAATCTTATTCGGCCGTCCCAAATTTTGTTCCGAAATGCCGGCATAAATTTATAGCCTGGAACAAAGAATGTGAAGTACTGATTAATTTCCATCGCCTCGCCACTACCACACGAAACTAAAACATATACTTCATTCATTTTTGAGACAACAATTTCAGACATTACATTTCACCATTAGTCCATTTCATATAATCTATTGCATTTTTAATCTGGAAATTTCTTTGATTCAGATTTTTAATAATTTCTTCTAGGATAGACATCTTTTCTTTTTGATTAACAGATTTAATGTTAGTCTCTATGATATCTTTGTCGGCCTGGATGTATTGTTCAGACTCAGCTTTCATCAACAACTTTACAAAAGGTTCCCACCCTCGACGTTGCAATTCCTCTTCAGACATCTTACCGTTATAGTATTCATACTTGGCAAGATACAAGTCTTTGCTTTGAAATTCTAAAGCTTTTAATTTCCGTCGTTCTTCGTAGTATATTTTCATATACTTACTGTGCAGTTCGGGTATTTTTAGGGACTCTGTTCCCAGTGATGTTTTGTCAATGACCGCATCTTTTTTCCATTCATTAATAATTTCATCCAACGTCATAATAATTCCATAAAGTAAAAATAAACCCTATTATACCACAAACTATAGGGTTATGTCAATTTTTCTGCAGTAAACTATGTATAGGCAAAAGCAGCGGTTGTGGTTTGGAAATCTTGGCCCTCAGACGAACTCATCGGGAATCCGGTAAGTTCTACAGGAAATAAATCTTTAAAAATAACATTGACATTGTCATTGTTCGAGTTGGTTTTGATTAACAAACTGGCATCAGAAGTTACACTATTTAATTTGCCAGGTGTTGTTGTTAAAGTACCAAGTTTGTCCAACGATGTTGGATTGCCCAAATTTGTCATCCAATTGTAAATTTCAAACCAAGATGTCATATCTTCATCGACGACGTATGTAACCTGAAGTTGTTCGTATGATAAAGTATTACTTGGGTTAAACACAGGAACGTATGGTGTGGGTGTTTGCACCGGATTCATTGTAATACTGGGGAAAACAACACCTTGAACAAAAAACGTAAAGTTAGGCAATCGGTCGATCACAAACTCGTATTTGTTATTTGCTAAAAAACTTGGGTTGTTCGGCATCGCCATATCAATTACCTTTTATTTGTATATCTCTATTTATAAACAAAAAAAAGGCGCCCGAAGACGCCTTTTCAATACCGATCTTATTGTCGGTTTAATCAAACAATCTTACATCAAGTTTGCGATAGCAACCCTTCTGTAATAAATGTTCTTGTCACCGGCAGCAACTTGCGCGGTGCTTGCAGCTACAGCACCAAGTCCGTTAGAGGTAGCGAAAGGGTTCGCAACCATACCATAACGAGTCTTGAAACCGATCTTTGGTTGGAAGCTATCTTGACCAACCGCACGTACCATCTGGAGAGGAACGTAAGGGCAGTAGAACAAACCAGCGTCATATGCAGAAGTACCTTTGTACCCGATAGTAGCATACTGAAGACCAGAAGTAGATGCGAAGTAAGGATCGATATAAACTTTAAAACGACCATTCAAGATACCAGCAAAAGTATTACCAGTGTCATCTACTTGAAGACTGTTAGCAAGAGCAGGAGTGTAATCCAGAACACCAGCCATCTGAAGTGCAGAAGCAACGTCAGAAGAACAGATGAGGATGTTACCCTTACCGCGACGAGTCGCTTTAGCAATTGCGTTAGCTTCGCGTTCCAATTGGAACATCAAACCTTTGAACTTCTCTACTGACCAACGACCGTTTGCATCAACGTCAAGGTCGAATTTACCAGCAACAGCTGTTTGACCAGCTTCACAACCTTGTGTTGCAGTACGGTTAACCGTTCGGACAACTTCACGATTGATTTCAGCGAGGATTTCAGCAGAAAGGATATTAGACAGTTCTTGTTCAGCGTCAAGACCATGAACAGCTTTAAGGTCTTGTGCAAGTTCCATCGTGTATTCAGCTTTAAGAGCGCGTGACTTTGCAGTTACCGCAATCTTATCGATGCTGAATGCCATTTCTTGGAACTGGTTAGAATCCGCATCACCCAAAGCTTCAGCTTCGGCAGTGGTCATACCACCAGCGTAATCGTATTCAGAATCGTCACCAGAACCTAACAGGTCACTTGGATCAGATCCAGTTTGTGTTCCAGCCTTAGGAGCAGACGTACCAGCATTGTTGGACGAACTTGAGTATGCAGTATCCGCTTCGTTGAATAACGCTTCAGCACCTGCCTGATCGCGAGCGGGCGCATAACGCGAACGCATTGCGAAGATCAAACCAGTAGGTCCAGACATAGGTTGAACACCAGCGATATCATAAGCGATAAGGTTA